ATATTACGAATGACTGGTCCAAGATTATCATAATACATATCAAAAAGATTTATTCTCTTACCACATCGAGTCAAATCGTAAAAAACCTCACCATCAATTTCATAAGTCACAATATAAGCATCAGTAGGAACAGAAGGATCCTGTGCCTCTTCGAGTGTGCAGTTTTGTTTCAGAACCTCACACCCATACCTTGATTTAAATAATTCCTTTTCTTCAGGAGTCCAGATATGATTTAAATCTTCGCTGGATGCTTTTTCTTTTTCTGATGGCATCTTCGGTTTTTCTATAAGTTTCTTTTCCATAATGACCAATCCACTTTATAAAATTAACCTCTACCACCCCATTGAATATCGAGATATGCTTCTGCAATAATTTCCCTTGTAATTTTATATTTCGTGTTTAGTTTCTTATCTTTTGTAAGAACAATAATTTCTGCTTCAAGAGGATGAAGTCCTTGAAGAAGATTAATAAACATGGTTTCACGACGGATAGAACTCAATCCATCATTACCACCTTTTACGAAATTATAAAACTTCGAATATTCTTTGCGAATGGATGATCGTCCTTGATCTTGAGATCCAAGAGAGTTGGATCCAATTTCTTCCATTTTTTCTACAGCATCCTGAATCTTCTCACTCAATGTCCCTTTAAATGAATCCATTTCATCAACGGCAGCATAAGGAACATCACCGGGAGGAAGTGCAGATGTTACACTTTCATCAAAATTCCAAATGAAGATTGCTTTTAAGGAAGGATGCTCGTATTTCTTTAGAACTTCTATTTTTTTAGCGTTAGTTCTTTGCTTCACCGCAAGATTCAGAATCTCAAATAGAAAAGGATTTGCAGGAAGATCCTGAATCGGTGCTTCTACTGGTTTTGCTTTTGGTGTTGCCTTTTTAACAGCAGTTTTTGCTTTTGTTGTCGTTGTCATATAAGTAACAGAATGTTGAATACTATTAAGGTTATTTATGAATTAATCTTCATCCTCTTCCGTCTCAAAGTCATCTTCAAAGTATCCCTGTTCAAATCTAACTGATACAATTTCTTGATCGATTAACTCACCATCCTTATCATAAAACTCTGGATGATAAGCAATTTGCTTTGGACCTTCTTGATAAGTCATCATATAGTCTCTAGCAACCCAACCAAGCACGACTCCCACTATGAGAAATAATACAGTTAAAAATGATGCGACGACTAAACTAACTGCTAACATTGGTTTTCTCCGGGAAACTACTTTTTCTTCCTTGACTTTAAGGAAAATTCAAAATAGATAGTGACTTCCCGATTCAGAAAGCAAACTATCTTTTCAAAGATAATGTGAAATGGTTGAGTTTGCTTTCTTTTACCTCCATTATTGAGTATCAATTCAACACCACGATTGAAATGATCTTCAGTTTTATTTAGGTCAGGATTTGATAATCTGTTGCTCTTTGAGGTATTGAATTGTTTCAATGGACCCTCCTAATTTTTGATCATCACAAACAACTTGTGGAAATGTCGATCCTTCACCAAATTCAGCATAAAACTCTTCTTTAGTGAAATGCTCGTTGAGATTATAAGTCACAAAGTTGCTATTTGTCAACTCTAATACTTTTTTAACCTTGAAGCAGTATGGGCAATCTTCTTTAGAATAGACGGTAAAGTTCATATTTGGTTAAGATTTATTAATAATTTATATAAGAAAAAAGAGGAGATTTCTCTCCTCTTATTATACCACCAACATCACCTCTTCACACCACCGAAGAGAGTCTTTCAGTCTCAAAGATACAAAGACCTGAAAGACTTAAATATTATAAGGGGTTTTGAGTCAGATGTCAAGAGGTTGACAAAGTGTCTTTTTATCAGTAGACTAGGTTTGTCTCCGTTGAAGATAAATTATATCTTAAAAATTATTAGAAGACTCTAATGATGCCTGATATGCAGCAATGACTTCTAATGTCCAAGTTGCTTCTGCGATTGCTACGACTCTTGGGTCTTGGTCTGTTAAATCATCACCAGGATTTAATACGTGTCTATGATAAGTAGCAGCAATTTCAGTTCCGTCTTTGAGAACTTGGTCTCTTCTGCGAACTTGAATTGCTCCATTGAGTAATACTTCAATCTTATCTACGACTGATTTTTCTTCAAGTGCCATTAGGATAATCCTCCGGATGAAACAGGTTTAGGCGTTTGAGTATTTAGTAAATTTAATCAGTATGGTATCCTACACTAAACTGAAATTCTCCAGCCGTGCCCATATGTGAATTGGGTGTAAAGGAAGACCAAGTTGCACTATTGTTACTAAATCTTAAATTAAAAAATGAAAAATTACCATCAACCTGAACACAAACTATTGATGTGGAAGAAATAAGGGTAGAATTAGTTAACATACCAATAGAACCACCACCACGATAAGTTCCTGTAGAGTTAACGGCAAACGGTAGAGATACAGTTACACCACTAGTTCCACTTTTAGCAGTCCAGTTTATAACTCCAGATACAAACACATAGTTTCCGATTTTTGTATACCATCCCACAGAAGTGGTTTGAGTGTATGTATTTCCACCGCCACCCAAAGTAGGTGTCCAAGTTCCTTGCTCATAATCACTCAAAAGTTCAGAAGTCATTGTGCCTGAACTGTTAGCAGTCGCAGAGAAGTCTATACCTTTTCCTGATGTTCCAATGACTAGGTTGCCACTATTAAGAGTAAGGTTTCCAGAACTATCAATACTAGATCTTACTGCTCCATTACTAACATCAACAAAACGAAGAGATGGTGTTGAGGTATTACCAAAAACATCAATATACCAACCAGTCGCATTATCAGTTGCTCTACCAAAACTTACTTGACCACCTTCATTGGTTGAATCAACTCTACCTGCCTTAATTTCTCCGCCAACAACTTCAAGTCTTTGTGATGGATTTGCGGTCCCTATACCAATATTAGCACTACTATCAATTCTTAATGCTTCTACACCACCTTCTGCAAACGCAATGGTATCAGCACTTGGAAAGAATATGCCAGTATTGCTATCCCCACTTGGACTTATAGATGGGGCACTAGCACTACCAGTAGAAACAGTAAATGTAGAGACACCAGAAAGAACAACACCAGTATCATTGAATGTTACGGTGCCTAATCCACTTCGATTTGTGATAGAATTTACACGAATTTCTGATGCCATTATGGTTTTTTAGGTATTTAGTTTGGTTTTCCTGGCCAGGGTACGCCCCAGACACTAACCGAATATAAGTCCTTATCAACCAACCATTCTTCAGTAATAGTAGGAATATCACGAAGTTGTTGACGATAAGTATTCATAGCAGTTTTATATTCCTCTGATATGTTTACATCAGGCATATGAATATAGTCAGTTTCTGCAAGTCTTTTGTTTCTTTCTTGCCGGACTTCGTTGATAAATTTTTGTTTAAATTCTTCTATGAGTTCTTCTTGTGTTTTTGGATTATTCATAATCATCCACTATTAAGTGCAGTTGCAAATCTATGTATGGAAACTTGAATATTTCTGCCAGCAGATCCATCTAAACTAAGATTAGTATTAGATAACCACTGGAGATAAGTTCTACTATCAGCACCGGGAGTTCTTAAAGTTCTAAACTGCAATACTTCCGCGTTAGGTGCGTGCCCATTTCTATGCAATGTTATAGCATCAGCAACACCTGAGTTAGTACTCCTATTAGTTATAACGAACCAACCAATATAAACTTCTTGATATGATTGTCCAGTATTATAAGTATCAACCCAAGCATTAAGTAGATAAATTCCAGTATCAGTAGTTCTATCTATTCCAGTATTATACCAAGTATTTGCAGTAAAATTACCAGTGATTGTTACTACTTTCTTATATCCAATGCTTAATCCACCACCAATATTATCTGGTGTTATTAGATTTCCAGATGTATCTATTGATAATTTTATTGTCTCTGAAGAAGTACCTGTATACACTTCAAGTGTACCAGAATTAGTTGTTCTTAAAGTGGCATTTGAAACTTGTGTGCCACTATTTAAAGTTCTCAAATATACACCGGCACCACCAGCATTATTATCAGTACAAACTATTTCATTTCTTACTGCGCCAGTACCATAAGTTGATAATTTATGTGAAGGACTTTCAATACCTATGCCAAGACTGCCCTTTAAATAACCATTGCCAGTTGAAGATTGAACTTGAAATAATTTATCAGATCCTGTACTAAAAACTCCAAAAATTGGTTGAGATCCGCTTCCATAATCAGTTGCATTTGGAATGTGAACACTCAAAGTTCTGTTAGATAATGAGGCACCTCTACCAATAAAATAGTAATTATTGCTTTGAGAATCTGCAGCAGAAGCATTGTCTGGGAATGATATTCCAGCCCACGGATCTGCTTTGGTATTATCTATTCTGATAAGTCCACGATAACTACCTGGTGTTCCAGCACCTCCACCACCATCTCCTCTTATTTGTAAAGTTGTACTTGGGACTGCGGTTCCTATACCCAAACGACCATTACTATCAAACCTAGCAGACTCTACACCACCTTCAGCAAATGCTATAGTATCGGCAGCAGGAAAGAATATTCCGGTGTTTGAGTCACCTGTTGCACTTATAGATGGCGAACTAACACTGCCAGCGGCAAAGGTAGAGATTCCACTTACATTTAAGTTAGTTGGATTTGATTGGGTAACACTAAGTGTCGCAATTGTGCTTACGCCAGTCGCATTAATATTTCCCGTTATATTCCCAACAAACCCAGTAGCAGTAATAATCCCGGAAGAACTAATATTATCCAGTCCGGTTACAACAGGAGACGTACCACTTGCAGATTGAAATACTAAAGTACTTCCACTTGAAGTAATGCTATTAATACCAGTAATACCTGTTGGGGTAATAATCGTCATTTTATCTTTCTCCCATTCTCCTATTTATCAGATTACAACGAAGTTGCCATCAATCGTCAAAGTTCCATTAATAGATACTGGACCTGCCATTAGACCATTGAAAGCAGTGCCAATGTAATGGTTTCCATTCAGAGCATTGTCATAAATAACCATTCCATTTGAAACATAAAGTCCTTGGAATGAATTTCCAACACCAGTAAGTGCTGGATTATCTATTGTTGTCGTATTAATTCCAACTTCCGCAGTTGTTGAAATACCAGCGGTATTTGTTGCCCACTTGGTTTCACCAGGAAGACCAGCAATACCTTGAGTACCTTGTGTTCCAGTGGCACCCTGAAGACCTTGAGTCCCTGTTGTTCCTTGTGCTCCAGTATCTCCTTTATCACCAGTTCTGGCAAAGGTAATCAGAATATCAGTATTACTAAAAGTTGTTACGCTACCTGATACATAGGAGCATAGGACATCATAGTATCCTCCATTGTCTGTAAGTGCAGATATGGTATAAAGAACAAAGTTAGCAGCATCCGACTTATTTGATACTCTAAAGTGCCCTTTGATAGTGGAAGTACTGTCGTCAATTGTCTGTAAGAAGTTATCAATATTGACACTATTATCATCAGTATCATCAATATAAAGACGAGTTGCTGATGTAAGATTTGCATTGTTAAATCTTAACTTACCAACTCCAGGATCTGAATTTACAGTTGAAGAATCAAATGTATAATCAAAAGTGGCACCACCAAAGTTACCTGTGGTGCCCTGAATGCCTTGAAGACCTTGAGAACCTTGTGTGCCTTGAGTTCCTTGAGAACCTTGGATACCTTGTATTCCTTGAGTACCTTGAGTTCCTTGTGTGCCTTGTGTGCCTTGAGTTCCTAAAGAACCTTGAATACCTTGAGGTCCAGCAGATGTAAAAGTAGTAATATCAACAATTTCACCACCAATACAAGCAACATCGAGAACAACAGTAGTTCCGTTATTTGCGGTATATTCTGCAGGAGTCAGACGAACACCATTAACATAAACATCAATATCTGTTCCATCTACATAAGTGGCATTGAATGTTGTTTGTCCTGCTGTTGCTGTATAATTATATTCTGTACGACTAAAATTAGTTCCTTGAACTCCCTGAACGCCTTGTGTTCCTTGTTCACCCTGAACACCCTGAACACCCTGCAGACCAAATCCTTGAGTGCCTTGTATACCCTGAATACCCTGATTTCCTTGGACTCCTTG